AAAAGAATTTTCCATTACTTCAAGATGAAGCCCATTATTGAGGGTGGTTTTGGGGAGAATCTGTCCGATCATTCGTATTCTTATACCAATTTTGTTATTGATGGTAAGGGTTGGAGGATTGGTAGACTAGCAAATAATAATGATCAATATCCTTCAGCGTATAATAATGCTGATAGTGGTATTATTGCTATTATGGGTAATATTGCTTATCCTGTTGATAGTTCAAAGATTATTGGAGAAGCAGAAAAAGATACTTCCAATGACGCTATCCAGAAATGGAATCGTACATTCAAAAAGGTAGATGTGGATAACTGGAAGAATCTAGTCAAGGAGGTTCTAGGGTCAGGCTTGTATCTTGAAATCAATTTTGATATTGGTGAATTGGAAATGGATGTGAGTCGTGAAGGCTTACAGTATACAAAGAATGTTCTTAAAGTTTTGCGTGAAAGAACTCAGGATATTTATCTTCAACTCAAAGAAGATATGACTCAAAAGATTACTAAGTGTACTAATCTGGTAGATGCTTATCAGACCTATTATAATCTGAGCGATCTTGCTGGTGGATGGACCGCTGGTGCATCATGGACCGACCAGTCTGGCAAGACCCACGAATTAACTAGTGGTAAAGATCTTGAATATAAGTTCAAGAAAAATAAGCAGTTGTATGTTTTTAATTTTAGAACATCTGGTTATCGCTCTCGTCGTATGGTTTATCTAACAGATAAAATCCATAACGAAACACTCAAGGGAGTTCCTCAATACTATTGGAGCGGAACCAAAAAGAGTGGCAAAATGATCTTTTTCCGCTGTGATGTTAAGGGTGAAGAAACTGCTAAAAAGATTGTGACAAAGTATTGTAATCAAAATGATTGCTTCGCTTATCTCATGATTGATAGTGATCATCCAGAAGATTCTACAGAAGGTTTTGATGATATCATCAGTGATATCGGTGGAGAAATTAATGTAGTTAATGTTTCTGATTATCGTAGTCTACTTAGCAAGGGACCACGCAAGAGTAGCGTTTCTTTTGGTCAGATTAGTGCTGGTGAGGTTTTTATTGTTAGTGGTTGTCCAGGCTCTAATGATAAACTAGTGCTATCTGGTAATGGAATAAATGATTCTGATCTTCTAAGAGAAGTAGATGAAGATACTTATGACCTTATTGAAGGTGAAGATGAAGTAGTTTATATTCCTATTATTAGATATGCTTCGGTGGAAGGATTTCCATCTATTGCTTATCTTAATAAAATCATTAAAGATAAAAATCATACTCTTCATAATCTATTGAAAGACAAGAATATTCTTGCTATCAAGCAGAGTGCTGTTGGCAAGATTAAAGATTTGAATCTTGTTGATTTCAATGCTTGGATCAAGCCTCAATTAAAGAGCATGATGAGTAAACTCTGCGGAGAAGTTGGTTCATATAAGAATATTGTAGACTACTGTACTGAACAGTATAACGCAGACGAGAAGAATGAGTCGTATGGTTATTACAGGATTCGTACAGATAGACACATAGCGGTTACTATTCTAAGCATTTTTGGTATTGATTATCATAAGTATATTGGCGGATCGGAACTTTGTAATCTAGTCGATCAATGGATGATTCATTACTTTTTTGCTCATGTTATTCATAATAGTTTTGATATGAAGTTTTGTAAGAAGTCAGAATACTTCGCTGTTATGGCAAAAATATTAGCAAAACATAATATGAATGGTATTGATCCTGAGAAGATTCGTAAACAAACTCAAGAGTTTAATATCTTAAAGACCGAGATCAATACTATGTATAGTGAAGATTATACATCTAAGATCGTATCAATTACTCAAGAGTCCAAAGATTTTTGTGAGTCGATAGTGAAAAATACTGATCTTAGAAAAAAGTTTAAAGCGGAGGTTGACAAGATGCCGATGCTCAAGTATATTGTGAGCAGTACGTTGGATTCAAACAGTGCTGATGTGGGATTGAACGGAATTGGTTCCTCTAATCCACTTAGAGTACATCATAATCGTTACTATAGTCCGCCAGCATGGTTTGTCACTATTGATGAAAACGGTATTGAACAGTTACGAAATAGTCTAAGTGTTTTGATCAAATAATTTCACAGGAAAAGAGGAGAATTAAAATGAGCGTTCCGTTTATGTGGGTTGATGGTAATTTGACGTTGATCTTGAATAATAAGGCTTATCAAGTTATTCCTGATCATATCAATTACAAGTTGATTCTTGAGGCTCTACCAACAGCAACAAATGATGAGTTGCTAGAACTGGTGGATATTGAAAAGGCAGTATCGTCATTTAGTGATGGTCTTGTTGAAGTCAAGAACGGCAAGGTGCTTTTTGATGGTGAAGAAGTTCATGGTAGCATTAGTAAACGTATTCTAGAGTTTATGAGTAAGGGACTGCCATTTCAGCCTCTTGTAAACTTTTTGAATAATCTTATGGAAAATCCTAGTATGCAGAGTCAAAAGGAACTGTATGATTTCTTGGAGCATGAACATCTGCCGATTACTGAGGATGGTCATTTTCTAGCATACAAGGCTGTTCGTAGCGATTATATGGATAAGTATGCTGGTACATTTGACAACCATGTTGGCAAAGTTTGCCAAATGAATAGGGCTAAGGTTGACGATAATCGTAGTGTTGGTTGCTCTCAGGGACTTCATGCTGGTGCTTTGAACTATGTTGCTAATTATGGCAGTGCTGATAATGGTGATCATATTATGATTGTTAAGATCAATCCAAAGGATGTGGTCAGCGTTCCTAGTGATTGTAATCATGAGAAACTTCGTACTTGTCGATATGAAGTTGTTGGTGAATATCAAGGTGAACTCCTAAAGCCTCTTTATAAGGCTGATTTTAGTGAGGACTCTTATGATGAGGATGAAGAGCAGTTATACGATGAGTATGATGATGATTACTGGGATCAGTATGAAGATGAAGATGAAGATGAAGATTATGATCCCGATCAGGATTATTGAGTAGTATTTGAGACTTACAAGGCTTTAGAAGCAAGATGATGTTTAGGTGACGGGTTCGACAGAGTGGCGGTTCGATTCCGCAAATAAAGTCTAGGCGACAACTCGACAGAATCTTATGGTTCGATTCCATAATCATCTTTTTGATTGCAAATGATATGAGTGTTTCATATCCCAATCAGTAGGAAAAGCAGTAGTAACGGGTGAAGAAAATGTTTAGCGACAATCTTGGATTTAATCCTTTTGACAAGAACAACAATGTTTATGCTAATAGGTATGCATCTGATAGACAGCGTTTTTTGAGTTCTTTTGATCAAGCGAATATCTTTGTTTATAATGGTAATCCTCGTAAAAAGATTAGCAGCATGAATCATACTCATGATGTTAACGAAGCCGTGCAAGCCAATGTGAATAATCATTCAGATGTTTACTTCTATGTAAATGGCGGGCGTAAACTTTATGCTATCAAGCAATTTACTTGCTGTTTTTGCGACATGGATGCTGGTAGAAACTCTGATGGTACTTATTTTAAGCCAAGTGTTGTTGTGCAACACAAGAAAAAGTTCTTGAAGAAGATTAATGAGTTTCCTGTTAAGCCAAGCTGGGTAGTTGATACTCGTAATGGTTATCAGTGCTACTGGATTTTTGATGATGCTAGTCGCAAGATCGTGGGTCACAACAAAACCTTCTGGAATGGTCTACAAAAGAAGCTAGTAAATTACTTTGATGGTGATCCACGAGCCATCAAACCAAACCAGATTTATCGTGTTCCTTATACTTGGTGGCGTAAGGAATGGGAGAAGAAGGCTCCTTATTTTACTAGTCTGCTTCCCGGTAGTACTGGTCAACCAATTAATGTTGCTGATCTAAAGAGCGCTCTTACTGGTCAACCAGCTACTCTACAGATAGTTCCTGAAAAGTGCAGCGATGAATGGTATAAGGGTTATGCCAAAGCATATAAGCAGTCTGATATTACTGGCGTTCCAGTATCAGTTAGTGTTGCTGCTGATATTCTTAATCAGATGACTTATACAAACAGTACAGAGGATCTTAATCATCAGAAAGCTGTTTATTTCCAGAAAACTAAAACCTATAAAACTTATGGCGACCCTATGCCAGTTACTCCTAGTTACGGTGATCTGGATGGTGATGTCGATGGCGATCTTGACGAAGAGACAGACGCTCTTACAAGCCCTATGAGCGAGACTGCTGACGAGGATATAAACCTTGATGGTCAGCAGACCAAACTTTTAAAGACCGTTGTGGAGTTCCTTAATCAAGTCTCAACGCCTCTCTACTTTAGTAATAATCGTTTCCTTAGTAGTGCGGCAAAGGATTTGGCTAATCAACTTAGCGATAAGTTTTGTATCGGATGAGGGTTTATTGTCAGAGGTGTAGAATATCCTATATATTTTGACATAACCATTTAAGGTAGAATACTATGAATGAAGATTATGATTATGACGATGATGAGCATGATTATGACGATGCCCAAAATAAGTATAAACACTATTTTAAATTTGATCCAAATGCTTGGGACGCTTGGGGTAAAATGTTATATGATGCTCTAAATGATGTAATCGAAGGATCTCCAAACGTATGGTATGTAAACTTATCGAAAAATTCGTTTCCTGTGAATAGTTATATCTCCAGTACTGGTAAGAATAACACCTTCCAGTATTTGGGGGTTAACTATCAAGGCTCGCCAATTTGGAAAAAAAAATATTTTGCTAACAATGATTTACAAATAAAATATATTAATCACCTTAAAGAACATGCTGTTAATTTTATATTACAACCACATTACTACAAAGGATTGTTCGATATAATGAACTAATTTATATGAAAAAGAATACATGGTATGATATCACTAATGTAGATTTGTTTGTAGAATCAACTAGAGTATTAGTA